GACAAAGAATAGAGGATTAGTTAAACCTGCAGCATCCATTATTGTGTATTTCCATATTTTATAAGAGTTAGTTGTGAACTCAATGTATTATCTTTCACTACATGCATGACTGAATGCACAAGATATTTTCCACCCAATTGTTTATTTAATTTGGTTTTAACATCTGTTATTGAGACTTCTGGCATAATTACAGCCACTACATGTCCAGCTTGGATATCGAGTCTGCCCTTTATTGAGGCAGAAACCTTTGATGAATTTAAATGATGTTTATATGCAACTCTATTAGACACAATTTCTGAATAAAATTGGTCACCACGAACTATTCTATCCTTCGCCTCAGTTTCGATATGACCAGGGCCAGCGTAATCACGGAACACCATAAATTGTCTTGCGTTCTTTTCTGTAAAAGTTTTCTTGATAAAGTCTTCTGAATGCACATCATCTTTTAATGCAGATTTACCTGCACCAGTAAAATAATTTACATTATCTAAATAGTTAAATGTTCTAAAATCTACTTTATGTTGGAGTAAATCAATCTCTACAACCTTATTTGCATAACCACCAGAATATAAATCTTCTCCAGTGTTTACCCTTCTCATTTGACTAATGCTTTCCAGATTCTTTAGCTGGTCAAAGGCCTCTATAGGATTCTTTGATACAACAGGAAAATAATATAAAGGTTTAATTTGGTCGGGATTGGTTTTAGCTTTTTCCATTAAAAATTCATCTGTCACAAAATAATACCCATCAAAATTTTCAAAAAATCTGTACGAATTACTTACACTTTGCTGACTGAATGATTTACCCGCAACAAATTCCAAAGCTTTTGATGGTCTATAATTTGGAATAATTAACTGTAAATTGCCGTCCGAACCTTGTGTGTAAAATCGTCTGCCTTTATCAGCTGATATTTTAAATTTTTTGGCTTTAAAATCTATCGGTAATTTTTCTCCCAATAGATCATTTTTAGGATTGACCTTCTCTATTTTACTATAATATCTTTTAAAAATATCTTCTGCAATTTGGCCACCAGTTTTATCTCTAAAAGCTTCTGTAATCTTTTGTAGTTCTGCCTTATAACTTGTCTGGGAAATAAAGTGTATGGTATATGATAATGAACCACCATCATCACTTCTATTAATGTTATCAATTTTGTATAATTGCGTTTTAAGTTTTAGTACTGTATTAAACCCTAATGCCTTCACGACAATTGCAATTTCTTCCTCACCGAACAACCCAAAATTTTCCAAAACACCCACACCGTCCAATATTTGTAATTGACCTTTATATGATATTGATTCGATTGACTGATTAAAACTAAATTCTGCTATTAATGCGGTAATATTCTTAGTATCACCATTAGGTTTTTTTATTATCGCTTCTTCAATTTGACAAGCTGCTGGATTAAAACCTTCCATATTCTATTATTCCGCTTCTATACTATTGAGAAACGAGGTGGTAATTTGGCCCACGAATGCTTTATCGAATAAAAATATTTCCTTTTTCTTTTCGTTTAGTGCAATTTCGTAATCATAAATCCTATAAGGCTTCCATTCTTCTGGAATAATACGCTTAATAATAATTTTTGCTCCACGCTCTGTTCTCATAATAACACGGTCTTCTTTACGAAGATAAATCGTCTGAAACGATTCCGGTGCCAATATAATATCATCTATAGCTGCCATTTGTTATACCTGCCTTACGTAATATATAATGTTCTCATCTCTTCCCGGATCACGAATCCAGTCGAGTACATCTTCACCGGTTTGCTGAGATTGTTCAGCATATTTATCGACGAGATAATCATTAAATGTGTTTTCGTTCATTGGCCATTCGTGATATGGGTCCATAATGTTGTTCGCTAAATAAACAAGCCATACAAAATCAACAGAACCATAATATAATCTTGCAACATCTTCAGCACGTTCATTACTACTTACTGTATAAGGATAATACACATAAGGATTGTTTTGTACAGCTGTTAAAAATGCACTACGCCTGGTAATATCTTTTACCCTACGACCATTATATTCTATTGTTGGAAAATTTTCAAAATATTTCATTACCTCATCCCTCCGGGCCCTGTCCTGTCTTTGGCGTTTCTGAAGAACCACCTTCATTAAATACTTGTTCCTCTTCGCCATAATCCTCAGCTGAATGGATAACAAGCTCTGAGAACGATAAGGAGATGTTAATTGCAGCTGGTCGTCCACCCTTTGCGATAACCATACTTCCTGCCGCGCCATAGTCAACATCCATAGATGTACACATCGCCGGTTTAAATTGTGGAAAATGACTCGGGTCAACACCGATTAAATTTATATACACAGCATCTGGATATTTTAAAAACATCCTATAAATTGGACTTCCTTGGCCAAGCCCTCCTGTATTTAAGCCAACGGAGTCTAAGAGATTTCCTGCAGATTCTCCAAAACCACCACCTGATGTCGTGGGCAATATTCTTCGTTTTATTGCTCTAATAATTTCTTTAATTCTATCTGAATCCGCTTTACTTTCTGGATATAAGTCCCAATCAAAAGTATAACTTTTAAGATCAACCCCTTCGAAGGATAATGTTTCAGAGGGATTAATTGCCTGACCAGCATCCATACTGATAGTCTTGCTTATATCACCTGCAAAATTTCTTGCTAGATATGAACCAAACAATTTTGCAGATTTCGTGCCTAATGAGAGTTTATTACCACCATCTGTAGCTATTTTTTTCATTACTGCAAGTGCCTTTGCCTGATTATCACCTTCTGCCGTTGCGAAAGTGGAGGCCAAGGATGCACCATAACCTTGTAATTCATTCACTGCCGCTGTACTATTACCCGGACCATTTTTTTCAAATTTAGCTGCCTGAGCTGATATAGCTTCACCAGCAACTGACATTATAAGGTCTCGTTCAAAATTATTATATGAAAGTCCTGTGCTGTCTTGCAAAGTTGTAGGAAATGGAAGGAAAAAGGATTGTTGTGATTTCTTATCAGCAAAACTCTTTTTATCGGCCTGTTGTACACTATTAAGTGCACGACCTTTTCCAGCTGCAACTAGGCCAGCAAAATCATATTCCTTAAAGATAAGTTGAATGCCGTGAACATGATTTTTAGTAGGGAAACTTAGCTCAGCTGTCTGACTACTATCTCTTTTCGCGCGTTTTATTACGGCACTTGGAGAAGTACTTGGTTTTGTCGATCTTGTCATTTATTATCTTCCATTTTGGATAAATATCTATTACGGATACATTTAATTATTATTTATATACAAAGTGGAAATAGACTATGGCTTATAGAGGCGGGTTTCGCCCCAAAAATCCAGCCAAATACAAAGGAAATCCCACAAAGATTATTTATAGGTCTTTATGGGAATTTAAAGTGTTTAAATGGCTTGATTTACATCCTCAGGTAATATGGTGGCAATCAGAAGAAGTGATTGTTCCATATAGGTCTCCTATTGATGGTAAAATTCATAGGTACTTCCCAGATGTGGTCGTACATAAAAAAGATGATAATGGCAATCCCCAAACCATTATGATTGAAATTAAACCAAGTAGTCAATGTAGACCGCCTGACCCAAAGAATAGAAATAAAACTAAGACGGGTAGAGTTTCAAGGCGATATTTAAATGAGGTTAAAACTTGGGGAATAAACGAAGCCAAATGGAAGGCAGCAAAGAGTTTTTGCGCCGACCGAGGATGGCTATGGACAATAATGACAGAAAAACATATTCCAGGAGCAAGATAATTGGCTGCTAAATTATTTACTGATGTATTAGCTAAAGGTATTAGACAAGGTCAAGTGCCAGCTAGAACAGAAAAGGCAAGAGACTGGTATCGTAAGCAAGCAAAACTTGCAGCAAGAGGTTCTTTTGGTGCCGACGACAATGACCCAATCGCAGTCACCGGCAGAAATATGATTAAGGAATTAAAAACCGATAAGAGAGCTCGACAAAGACAAATTATAGGAAGTATGTATCTCTTCCAATATGACCCAAAGCATAAAGACACACTTCCATATTATGATAAATTTCCATTGGTTTTTCCAATAAATAAGGCAAAAGGGGGCTTTTTAGGGCTGAACATGCACTATTTGCCACCTCAGTTGAGAGCTCAGATGATGGATGCTCTTTATACAGTTACGACAAACGAAAAATATGATGATAGTACAAGGTTAAAAATTTCATACGATATTTTAAATTCAGCATCAAAATTTAAATTTTTTGCTCCTTGTGTTAAACATTATCTTGCGCCACAAGTAAAAACAAGTTTTATGAAAGTTGCGCCGACTGAATGGGATATTGCATTATTCCTTCCATTGCAACAGTTTGTTGGAGCTGGCAAACAAAAGGTTTGGGCAGACTCAAGAAAAATAATAAGAGGTAGATAAAGTGCCATTTGATATTAATAGATTTAAAAGTACACTAGATCGACTTGGTGGGCCTGCTCGCGATAACTTATTTGAGGTGTCAATAACTAAAAGAGACACAACATCGGAAAAGTTTGACCCTCTTAAAGATTTTACATTTTTATGTAGTGCAGTAACTGTACCAGGCATTAGTATCCAAACATCAACATATGAACCTGTCGGTAAACTTGCTACACAATTCCCAACAACAATATCAAACGATGGTATTCAGGCCGTGGTTATGGTTGATTCAGATCACGAAGTATTAAGATTTTTCCATGCCTGGGCTCAA